ACCGGTTTTCTTGTAAATTGAACTGATACTGAAGGTTGATATACACAAGCTTTTCCACCGGGCATATTTTTAACCAAAGTAGGATGTAAATCGCCGGGATTATCATATAGATGATTAGTGATAATAATTGGTGTTTTCGTAATTGCTGACAATTGAGTGCATGTACGTAATAATGATTTAATAGCCCTAGCTCTAGTACCCATATCTACAGCTACTGAATCCTTTTCCATTCGTGAAGTTTCGATTGCACTTTCTAAATTACCCAAAGAATCAATAGCAATGATGAATTTACCTTCCAATCCTTTTTCTTTTACTACATTTAAAAATTTAAATACACTATTACGACATTGTTCCACATTAAAAATTGGAACATATTTTATTTTAGAAGTATCCAACCCCAACCGTTCTGCACCTTCTGGATCAATAGCGTTTTCAGAATCAAAAATAACTGCGGTTAATCCTTCCTTTTGAGCATTAGCCAAAATCTTTTGGATAATAGAAGATTTAAAAGTCATACTTTCACCATAAAACATTGTCAATCTTCCATTAGGAATACCACCTCCACGAATTTTACCACTAATAATTGCATCTAACACATAGCTTCCTGTACTAATCCACTTATCTACTCTAGATAATGTAGAATCCTTAAGAAAAGATACAAAAGGATTACCCTCTTCCAATACTTCCATTGCTTTTAAAATTTCTTTATCCATAATAATATGGTAACACAAAATCTATATAAAGCAATAAAAAACCTCTGAAATTTCTTTCAGAGGTTTTTATCGAATACTTTTTAAATAATTTTTATTCGTCAAACAACTTAATTACTGGCTCGTCTGCTGACGCAGTTTGAGATGCCAATTGTGGAGTAGAAATCCTAATATATTGCTCAGTAAGTCGAGCATCAACTTCTACATCAGCAATAGTAATTTGGCTCAAATTAAATGACCAAACACTACCTTCACTCCTCTTATCATCTGCGATAAACTCAGAAAAGAATAGAGGAATTAATTGTACTTGCAATTGACCATTCTGTGCTTGAGCAACATTAATCATCGCAGGATTCTTAACCCGCAATACTGTATCTGTTACTTGTTCGTTAACGCCAAGAATAGTTCTACCGATTGAATCAATAAATGTAACTAGTTTCATATTTCGTTATTATTTTATCATTATATTTCAAATAATCAAGAAAAAAGTTCATCTAAAGTAAACATCATCTGTTCATTTGGTTTTCTTGGTGTCCAATTCATTACTTTATAAAACCTCTCAACACATTTATACATATCCTTTTCAAACATTATATACATATCTGGTTTAAAGAATTCTCTAAACTCTTCAGGATATCTTGTTTTATATCCAATAGCGTCTACATTATACATATTAGGTTGCTCCAAATAAAAATACTTTAATTTGTCTCCACTAGTAATTTTTTCATATTTTTTATCCAGTCCCATTTCATCAATTAATAAATTATAAAAATATGCAGCTTTTACATGACACGGCATACCCTTTGAAGTGTGATACCCTTTACATAAAGATTCGTATTTTTCTAAATTTCTAATTCCTTTTACAATAGATATCTCATTCACATCCATTTTCAAAAAAATGTCATAAGCTTCTTTAAAAATCTTATCTGTTAATGGTTCAGATTTTGTTAAAACCACATTTTGGATTATTTTCTTAACATATGGTTTAATTGATTTTGGCATTGTAGTACTTACAACTTCAATACCAGTATATTTCCAACCAACTTCTGCTTTATTTTCTTTATCTAAATAATGTAATACATATCGTTTCTTTTCAAGAAAAATACCAGCATCACACATATATTCTCTTTTAAATTCAAATCTACAATCTAGTGTGTTTAGATTTTTTTGCGCCCATAAATTAATTTGATTATTTAAATAATGCTGTAATTTATTTGCCACATCATAAGCTTCTTTTGTTATTTTTTCACCATCAGAAAATCTTTTGACTAGTTGATCAATTGATACATACATACTATCAGTATCACCAGCAATTAATCCCAATTCTAAAAATTTAGAATCAGTGTTTCCTGTTTCTTGTTTAACAAAATTTTTAAATATTTCTCTAGATTCTTTAATTACTGCCTGTCCAGTTAATGTAATTGATTCTGCAATATCTCTATCGGCAATAGGACAATATTCATTTCCACATGCACCATATACACTGTTAATAAAAATTTTAATAGATTGTTGTTTAGTATCTAATTGCTCAATCTTTAATTTTGCTTTTTGTTTATCTTCAGAAGATAAATTATCTAATCCTAATTTAATAGTTCTAATTTCTGAACGAGTCTTAACACGCTTTTTATAAAATTGATCAACTAAATCTGCTAAAATACCACGCTTTTTTTGCGAGAATAAAACTTTAGCTTTAGATAACGTAAGCTTTTCTTTGATGATATATTTTTTAAATTCTATCAAATTAAAATCTACAACTATCCCATCTACATTTCTAATAGAAATTTTATTTTTATCAGCATGAATAATCTTACCAACTTTAGTCTCTGGAGAAGCATTTAATGTAATCATTGTATTAGGATACAACGAATTAGCATCAAAACTAACAATTGATGTATGATGTCCTGCAACTGGTTGTGCTACAAACCCACCTTTAAATGTTTCAAGTCCTTCTTCATCAACTACAAAAGTACACAATCGTTGATTCTTTTTCCTAGCTTCAATAGCAGCAGCACCAGTTACAACACTTACTGTTCCTAATGCAGATTCAAATGTTGTACAACCTGTATATGACAACATTCTTAATAATTGAATGTATTGCAACTTTTCTTCAAGCTTTACTAACATACGAACATCTTGAATATTGTAATCCACAAAGGTTTCCCAATCATTATTCATTAATTCAAATAAACTTTGATCACCATAATCAACTTTATTTTCATCTAACTCTACTTGTCCGATATAATCCAACTTGTAAGATTCTCTATTTACAGGACAAAACTTTTTATAAATGTCCATATAATCTACACAAGATACACCATCAATTCTATGCACAATATCAGTGCTGCCAAATTTGTTAGCAATCATCTTGGTGTAACGTCTTTTATGAGGTGATAACATGTCTGCATCCTCTTTGCCTAGTACACGTTCAATACGATTAACTATGTATGGTATATCATATCTATCACTATTCCATCCTGATAAAATATCTGGATATTCATTTGCAATATAATCTACAAATTTACGTAACAAGATATATTCTGATCCGCAATATATATAATTTACATCAGAATCTTTTGACTGATATGGACCTACACCCCAAACAAAAAATTTCTTTTTTAATGAATCATATACAGTAATTACATTGATTTCATCATTAGGGTCGCTAGGACTTGAAAATCCATTTTCACCAACAGCTTCAATATCTACTAATAAAATTTTTAAAGGAAATTTAGAAAATTCATCAGTATCATTATGATTCCAATATAAATCAATAAGTGTTTGTTGATTAGCATTATAATTATCAAATAGTCTCTTCAACCCACGTTCTTTAATAAATTTATTTTTATCAAAGATTGTATTGAATGCTCTCTTTTTTAAATTAGTATCAAAAATACTAACTTCGTCACCACTATTATCTTCATAATAAAAATAAGGATAACATGGGATAGTAGTAACTATCCTATCACCATCTTCAGACCAAGTATATAATTCAACAGCTTTCTCTTTATAATTATAAACCGCATTTCTATAACCTATCATTTCATGATGATATCATAAACTTTTAACTTTATCAAGGATTGTAACGCTTTAAATTTGTTCTTGAAGGATGACCAAATGGTGTCAAAAATAATTCTTCGTAGCAATTTAAATTTCTTTCATGTTCCAAAAATCTATCTTCAGCAACTTTTCTACGCTTATATGAACTATTTTTATAATGCCCTGCTCTCTTTAATTCGTGATCTATTTTGGAGATCATTTCTTCTCCAGTTTTAAATTTAATTTCCGCATCTTCGTATGTACATATATCTTGACATGCTACTGGTAATCCATAAGCACATGCTTCTATATACTTCAAATCGCTCTT